GTAATCTTGGGTTGGGTCCAGCGATTGTGAACTCGTGGATGCCTCCGTTGATTCTTCTGAGGAGTTGCTCGATGTCGTCTCCAACTCTAAAGAACTGATAGGGGTCCATAGGGGCTGTGATGATAATGATTTCTGGGCACCATTCGGTGGTGCCTCCTTTGTATTCGACTCTATAAGGGTATCTGTCAAGTAATCTAAGGAGCTCATTGTAGGGGACGCTGTCTGCTCGTATATCATCGAGGATGACACCTTTGTGTCCGTCGTATCCGTCAAACCATCTAAGAGATCCATTAGAGATCCATGTTTCTTCACTTGTTCCATAGTATCCTTGTAAGAATTCCCATGCATGTTTCGTCTTACCCGCTCCAGTAGAGCCGTGTAACCAGTATACGGTCGGAGGTCGTTGAGGGGAGCGAGGTTCTCTAAGGAGCGATCTAAATGCAGTAAGTCCTCGAGTATATTTAACATAAACAGTAGCATTTTGATCCTCCTTAACGAATTCACGAAACGATGACACTTTACGCAAACTAGCTACCGCATCTAATAAATCATTACGCTTACCAGGCTTAGGTTCTTCTCCAAATTGATAATAGTTCTTATCTTCTTTAGTACAATAGGTAAAAGATTCCCTGGGAGTACCCTTCATCTCCTCCAAATGGGTCCTGGGTGGAAAGGAGTTCTTGATTGTCTTCCACGATAGCTGACGCCCAATTACAGCTGCTCCCTGTAAGTGAGGAGTGCCCTGCTCTCCAACTTCTCGTCCATATATCAACCATTTCATCTTCAAACTCGTCCCAAGCAATTGAATAACCTGTTCCTCTTCTTGCGTATAATTGTTTAAGGTAAAGACAAACCGCGAGAGCCTCTTCGTACGTTTCGATTTGTTCGATTGCCCTGATGATGTAGTTGTTGCCATGACACATGTATTTTTGAATAGGAGTCTAGCTCCGTATCCTTTTATAGACTACTTTCGGAGTCATCGCCGAAAAAAGGTGTCTCGGAGTCACACTTTTTCGGGGGTGGCTTTCGGGCTCCGGAGCCCGAAACCAAAAATGGTAGTGCCCCCAAACAGTATAGAGGATGCCCGAACACGGGTCTCTTTATATGGTCTTCTTCCCCGTGTTCCACTATACTGTTCAAGCTAGCACTAGCAAACACACCAAAAACCGTCCCAGGCTTCGGCTTCGCCTGCGCCTGGGAGGTGGCCGGTAATACTTACGGCCACCTCCCATCCCGAATCTTTCGGACTTTATTTTTTTTTCATTTCAACCTGGACTTTTTACAGAGAGTCGAAGCTCAAGAAAGAGCAGTTGCCTTCAGAGATTACCCGTGGCTTTACCAATACTTAAACCCCTCTACCTCCTATATGAAGAGACAAAGAAGTTCTTACGAAATAGAAAATCGAAAGCAAGCCGCTCGTGCAAAACGTCGCGCGCTTGTCGCTGCTAGAACAGCTCCAGTTCGTGCTTACCCGAACAGTTTAGTACCTCTCGGATCATACGGATACAAAAAAAATACTCAAGAACTTAAGGTCTTCGACATAGATAATGCTACCTATAACGTTAATACATCTGGTTCATTTACATTACTTTGTGTACCACAACAAGGTGACGATATGACTAATCGTGATGGTAGAAAAATAAAACTTCAATCTCTTTATATTAGAGGTTTAATTAGAATGGAACCTACCATAACACCTTCCTCGCCTGAGGAAGTAAGCTCACAACTGTGTCGCGTAATCATATTCGTTGATTACCAACCTAATGCAGCAGCACCAGGGGTTACAGACGTACTTAAAGAAGCATTACCACAATCACAACTTAACTTAAATAATCGAGATAGATTCAAGATTATTAAGGACAAAACTTTTGTATTCGATTCCTTTATTTACAATACTACAGCTACACAATCTGTAGCAGCAATGAACAGAACTATACACCCTGTTAAGATCTTCAAAAGACTTAATATTAATACTATATTCAATGCAACTAATGGTACAACAATCGCATCTATCAGTAGCGGGGCACTATATATGCTCTGTATAGGTACTGAAGCAGCAGGTGGTACCGATGGTAATTTAGTAGTATCAACTAGAGTACGCTTTAGTGAATAATTGTTTATTTAAAGTGTTAAATCAATAAACTTCCTCTTCTTACTTAATTGAGTTTCCTCTTCTTGCGAATCTGACTGGTCTTGTTCAAGATTATGTCGTCCTCTTCCGATTGACTCCAACAAAGACAATCCCTCTGATGATTGTTGCAATTCCTGCACATCATCTTGGGATTCCACTTCTGAATGTGTTGGTGTGTTTGGTACTGTGGGAGCCATAGATTGTAATCTTGGGTTGGGTCCAGCGATTGTGAACTCGTGGA